CAAATACTTTTTTAGTTATTTATAAAAAAAGAAGCGTCTCTAGAATTGAGACGCTTCTTGAGTGCTTGTCTTCGCGCTTTTGCTTGTCGAAGTGCTTGCGGTTTAAGTTTTCGTTTTTGTTCTTTCTTAGAATGGTGCTTCCAGTTTGGTATTTGCATTTTTCTTAGATAACTCAGATTATCATACGAGAAAAACCTTTAACCTTTTCAAATCGAATGACAGATTCAAATCTGTCCTCTAATCCTGTCTTATGGGAAATAACAAAAATATTTGCATCTTTAATCACATAACGAATAATCTTAAGAAATTCTTCTGTTCCAAATCCATCAAGAGAAGAATCAAACACCTCGTCCATAATTAAAAGATTTGTATTCACTGAATTTTTGACTCTCGCAACTTCTCTCCAAGTAAACAGAAGTGCAAGATCAATTCTCATTTTCTCGCCCTCACTAAAGGAAGCATATGAGAAATCTTCGTGAATTGGTGACTGGACGGTTTCGTTAAATTCCTCATCAAGAGTAAAGTTAATATAGAAGTCCATCATTTGCAGATAGCGATTAACCTGCTGATTGATAAGAGGCAGATACTTCTTGATGATTTTGGATTTTACTCCACCGTCTTTGAGCAGACTATACGAAAAATCGTAATAGTTGATTGTGTCTTTTTTAGAAACGAGTTCGTCGTATGTAATTTTTAAATTGTCTTTGAAGGATTCTAACTTCCCATGTTCAGTATTTCTGTTTGCAAGGTTCTCGGTAAGAACTTGAATTTCCTTTTCAAGATTTCGGATTTGTCTTTGTAATCCGTTAATCTTAATATTGTTTTGAGAAATGCCATTAGTTAGTTTTGAGATCTCCTTCGATAGAGTAGTGAATTGACGCTCTCGCTCTTCTTCCTCTTTAATTGCCTCCTCCAGTTCTTTATAACCAGATTGCAACTCCTTTGCTTTAGATTGAGCGTCGTTAATTCTATTTATTCTAAAGGTCTCTTCAATTGATTGTGTACAGGTAGGGCAAACAGTATTCTCTGTAAAAAACTTGTGTTCTTTAGTAATGGTAGATACTTTTTGAGAAATCTTACCCTTTAAGTTTCCAAGTTTGCGAAGTTTCTCCGCATATCCAACCAACTTATCTTGCTCTCTAATGTACTCATAAAGAGGTTCTTCCAAAGAAGTATTATCTTCCATCAAATGACCGATTTCCTCAGACAAAGACATAATAGAAACATTTTTATCGTCAATATCTTTCTTTCCTCGATTTTCAAGTTCCTCAATAAAACTTTGTTGCATCTTGACCTTATCAAGAAGAGATTCTTTCTTTAACTCAAGAACTTTAATGTCTTCCTTTACCTGTCGAATCTTTTCCTTAATTACACTATTCATTGAAGAAAAGATTTTAATGTCAAGAAGATCTTCAATCACTTCTCTACGATGAGCAGCAGAGAGTTGCATAAAAGGAACAAAGGTGCTAGAACCCAGTATCACGATCTGAGTAAAAGTTTTATAATTCATTTTAAGAACATTTTGCTCTAACCATTTTTGTTGATCTAAAGCAGCAGAAGATTGATCTAGGGCAGTATCATTTCTCCAGATTTCAAAAAGTGTTGGTTTAATTCCCCTTACAACTTTCCATTCAGTATTTCCAATAGAGAATTCAACCTCAACTCTACAATCTTTTTCGTTTACAGAATTGATAAGTTGCGGTTTATTAATCTTGCGAAATGGTTTCCCAAACAAAGAAAAAGTTAGAGCATCAAGAACAGTACTCTTACCTGCCCCATTTGTACCAACGATTAAATTGGTTTTATTTTCTGTAAAATTAACTTCAGTTTCGTGCTGACCAGTTGAGAGAAAATTACGCCATCGAATTTTTTTAAATAAAATCATGATCAATGTCTGGGGGAATTACGATATCATCTGGGGTAATAATTGTATATTGATATCCATGTATCTCGCAAGTTTTTATCATCACTTCGTCTTCAATTTCAATTACATGCATTTCGGGATATCCATCGTCTTCTAACATCATAGCATATCGAGTGGCATCATCTTCCTCTTGGAAGAGATAAAGAATATTTTCTCCTTCATCATCAACCACGGAATATGCACCTTCGGTTTCTCTGCCATTAATTGTTAGAATAAACATTTAAACTAATTCACATGCTTCTTGATATATTTCTTGCATCATCTTCTGAATGACAGATTTATCAAGATTAATTTCTGCCTCCTGAATATATCTATTCAAGATAGAAATAGTGTCTTCGCTTTCAAATGCTTCAAATTCTACAGGTTCTTGAATATCAAAGTTTTCGATAATCTTAAGTTCTGCAATATTGGATGCATAAAGTTTATCAATAAACTTTTCAAACTTTTTAGTGTCTGTTTTTTTGCGAACAACAACTTTTACAATTTTGTTTTCATACTCACGCGCATCAAATGTTTGATAGTTAGTATCCTCATAGTAAATATTATAAAACATTCTATAAGGATTATTCACTGGTTCGTGAGTTATTGTTTCAGTATCAAAGATAGTAAATCCGCGAGTATCACCTACATCAGTCCAATAAATCTCATAAGGATTACCTAGATAGAAAACTGTTCCATCATTCGATCTAGTGTGATAGTGTCCCGAGTAGACCCTGGTGAACTTACCAAATAGTTTGCCCTCCAAACCATGCTCCATGACGATTTGTTTATTAACTCTAAATCCTTGGAGTTCAAGGTGCCCCATCGCACATGTGCAAGTTGTCTTTTGAATAAGTTTGAGAGTGCTTTCCTCATTTTCTTGATTAATCCATGGAATAAAAAGAGTTGGTAGTTGTCCCAACATCACTTCGGTTGGTTCTGAATATACGGTCACATTATCGTACTCGCGTAAAAGCAAATCAACTGCATTTACGTTGTTGGTGTTCTTATAATATGCGGTATGATTCCCCACAATTGTATGGACCTTCACTCCCATTTCTTGGAGACGGTCATAGTAATTATTTTTAGCCCAAGAAAGTGCGGAGAAATCAATTCCTTTACGACTATCAAAAGTATCTCCCATATCTACAACAGTAGTGATCCCATACTCTTCGAGCGTTGGAAAAAATACATTATTGTAGAATTTTAAGAAATAATCATGAAAGAGTTTGGAATTCTTTCTGGCACCAAAGTGCTGATCTGTAATAATTGCTACTTTCATTCAATATCGCAGTTTGCTGTGAACTCCATCCTTAATAGAATTATAATCGGAATAGTTCCCGCCGTCAATAGTGTTATCGTCCGCAAATACCTCAGAAAATCCAGAACGTTCAAGAATTTTGTTTTTAATTTCTAGTTGACGCTTCTCTCTTTGAATACGACGAAGAAAAGCGTAGTGAATGATTTGAGTGAAGTATGCAAAAGGATTTTGGGACTTTTCAGGGTTGAAATTGTGAATATACTGCACACAATTTTCAATCCCATCAGAAATCATATCTTCCTTGAACATATAGTTCACGAAGTTTGGTTTAAAAGAGAGGTGATTGGCGATCTTCAAGAAACACTCTCCAATGTAGCGAGGAATAGGAGGTTTTGGTTTTCCTTGAATCAGTGCAATCTCTTTGTCTTCACGGTATTTGATCAGTGCTGCAAGAAACTCTTTGTTGTTTACGTAGTGCTCTGACCTCTTTCTTTTGGTCATAACTGCTGTCGTTATCATTAGGTTAACTCATAATATGTATGAATTATAGCACTTATACAAATACTTGACAAGGTATCCAAAACTCGATAGAATACCTTTGTTGGGTTTGAAGGGTAGGGCTTAGCTATTCTTAAAGAGCTTCTCTAAGATCTCTTTAGCATCATTAACATTAGAGATATATCCCATTCTTCTATTTATCTTTGAATGGTTTGAACCATTCTTATTGGATTGACGTACATATGATTGATACATCATAATCATTTCAATATCAGAAGATTCGGATAAAGTAAGAACATCTTCTAAATTAATAATAAACATATCCTCTTTGGTTGTTTTAATCCAAGGTTCTAATTTATAACCAACTACTCCTGTTCTATTTTTAATTTCATTAATAGTAATAGGATTTGATATAATCAATAATGTTCTGTCTTCTTCTTCAGAAGCTGCTACTTTGGCAAAGATTTCTTCACCAGACTTGAGTTTAACTGTGGCATAAAAGTCTTCTTCAATTCCCATTTTTTTTAAGTTGTACAGTGATTATTTCATAGTTAAAATTTTCTTCATTATAGATTTTGATTCTTTCAATTAAATGATTTAAAGTATAATTTTTTCTTGAGTTATAAGTGCAATCATCAGAAATATCGTAAAGTACTGCCTTTACTTTATTTTTTCCTTTTCTAAGAACTCGTCCAATTGATTGTAGATTTCTAATACGTGATTTGCTTGGTGATGCAAAGATAACATTATGGAGATTTTTAATATTGATGCCAGTAGAAAAAGTTCCGTAGGAAGCAACAATGATTGCGTTGTTTTCCCTTTCTGTTATTTCTCTAACCATTTCTCTTTCTTCAGTATCAACTCCACCATGAATGAAAAATACTTTACGATCACCTCGCTTGGTATTATTTATCTTTTCATATAAAACTGCTCCATGCGCTTCTACCCTTGAAAAAAGGACAAGAGTATTTCCTTTCAAATCTAAAGCAAGATTTGTAATAAATTTATTTCTTTGCTCTTGAGAAATTAAATATTGAATCTCATCCTCATAAGTTTCAAACTTTTGTGGTTTATGTTTAAGAACAAGGCAGCGAATATCTAACTGGGAAATATGTCCTTGCTCCATCAACTCATAAGTTCGAGTAACTTTATATGAAGGACCAAATAATCCTTCAAGAACCCACTTGTGAGTTTGAGTGCCATCTAAAGTTCCAGTAAATCCAAAACGATACTTGGCATGATGAAGTTTAGACATAATATCAACAAGAGATTTACTCTTAAATAGGTGAGCTTCATCTCCTATAACTACTCCATAGTCCTCAAAAAATGAACGTTCAAGTTTGTAAACAGATTGCCAAGTTGTAATCGTTACAGGATGTTCGTTTGTTTTTTCTCTACCAGAATAGATACGGTGACAATATGACTCAGCATCCCAACCATAATCTTGGAAATCCTTGTACATCTGCTCTACAAGAGATGTCGTTGGAACAACTAGAAGAATTTTTTGTCCTTTATCTACGTAATACCTTACAAGGGAGTAAATCATTAAGGATTTACCTGAGGCTGTGGGTGATATCAATAATTTTCTATTATGTCTTAGAGCGTCGTATACTCCCTCTAATTGATACTGACGTGGACTATGAGTGCAAATAGACTGCATATAATCCTTGACACCCTCAAATGATATGCCTTCATCAACTTCAAAAGGCATACCATAAAACTTATTTTCTTTAAACTCATACTTATAGTTATGGAGAGTTAGTTTGTCAATAACTTTATCCAACAAACCAGCATAAATTTCTCCAGTATGAGTACTTAACAGTCGAATCTTGCCGTCCCAGTGTCTGCTTCTATACTGGGACATGAATTTTGCAGATTCAACTTCAAATGTAAAATACGGTTGAAGTTCATATAAAATATGAGGTTCACAATGTAGTTTAATGTAAACCTCATTTTTCTTTTCAATAATTACGTCACTCATAGCATCATGCTTGCTATGAGTATTTATTTACCCCAGACCAGCGTTAAATCTCATGAACTCGATAGCATTTTTGATTTGAAACGTTCTGTTCTGAATCATTTTTAAAATGCTCTCAATATAAGTGAGCATCGTGTCGTAATAATCTATCTTAAGACATACTGTTGAAAGTTTCTCATCAGCATCAAGATATTTTTGCATAGTATCTTTATCACGAATCTTTTTTGGAAAAGGATTCTCTACATATACTTCTGGATCTGATTTTCCAGAATAGTATTCATATCTTTCGTGTCTAATATTTCTTTTTTGTTGCTCTGCTTTTTTTCTCAATAGAAAAATTGTATTATAAAGATCAAAATACTTTGCGTGAAGAACGGGAATGTTTGTAGACTCTGTGTGGAGATTATCCATATCAATCTTAGAATCTTGTTCCCACATCTTCTGGATCATATCTAAATCAAAACTCATAAAGGATTGCCGTCCAAATCGGTGATGTTAAACATAGTATACTTGAAGTTAACCTCTGCAGTAAAGTACTGAATATCTGCGTTTGTTGCATCAAATTCCAGAGTTGTCAAACTATATGGAAACATGTCTCTAAACTTAATTTTAAAGTTTGGTTTAAAATTACTATTATAGACAGTTAACGTTCCATCAGAATATAGATTGAGTTGAGTTTTATTTGGTTGATTTAAATTTGGATTATCTTTTTGTAAATTATATATTTCATTTAAACTTTCTGGAAATCCAAGTCCTCTCATCCATTTTGAAACTTCATTATAGTTTGCTAAATCTTCGTCCACTAAAAATCTTAGATTGAAGTCATCAAAATCTAACTTCTCTCCTGGTTGTGGTATATCTCTCAAGTAGTTGCTTTGATTTGCTATACCAAGTGTTATTCCTGGTATATTTGCTGAGTTAGAAAAAAACGCAACCTCTGGTGCTCTATTTAAAATAAACTTAAATCCCGTTGGGGATAAAAAGTTTCTATTTTTAATTTGGTTTTTATATGCGTTTGTTGCCATTTTTTTAAATATTTAGACAAAAAAAGAAGGTCCCGAAGGACCTTCTCTTCACTTCACACGTTCGCACATGTATCCATATGTCAATCCCCTCTTTGCTTTATATGTACGATATTTAATACCGTACTTTGCTAGAGTGGTGGTGGGAATAGATGGACGACCTTTATCTTTTTCGTAATCTTCAAGGGAACGTTCAATAAAGAACCCCTTTCCAACAGGGATATTGGTATCTAACCATGGATATTTCAGACCAGTTGAACCGCCCCTTTGACTTACTGGAATGACATCAGACGCAGAACAGATAACATAGTTTGTTGCCATTTTAGAATTAATAAAAACTATGGAGAAATTATAAACGATTGGATTGAGAAAGTCAACCATAAAAAAAGAGGGTCCGAAGACCCTCCAAGAAGAATGTGAGATGACTCACATGAGATTTTTGACCGCAACACGTCTGTAGTAACGGTTCTGGTTGGTCTGGAGACGACCAAGACCCTGATTGGTTCCTTCAGCGAATGGGTTTGCAATCATTCCATAACGAGTCTTGAATCCAATCTTGGGCTGGAAGGAGTTCTCACCAACGGCACGAACCATTTGGAGAGGAACATAAGGACAATAGAAGAGTCCAGCGTCATAAGGTGAAGAACCCTTATAACCAACAACATAGTACTGGTTGCCTGGAGTTCCATTAGCGGAAGTCAGGTTAGCAGCGTATGGGTCGATATATACGCGGAATTTGCCCATTAGAGTACCAGCAAAAGTATTGCCAGTATCATCAACGGATAGATTAGCGTTGAGTGCGGGGGTATAATCGAGAACACCAGCCATGGTCAGTGCTGAAGCAACGTCAGCAGAGCACAGGATGATGTTGCCCTTTCCGCGACGAGTTCTTTGTGCGATTGCGTTAGCGTCGCGCTCGATTTGGAAAAGAAGACCCTTGAACTTCTCAACAGACCAACGACCATTGGAGTCGATATCTAGGTCAAAAATACCAGGAGTTGCAACGTTTTGTACAGCACCCTGTTCAGCAACCTTATAGATGGTTCTGATGACTTCACGGTTGATTTCTGCAAGAATCTCAGTTGACAGAATATTTGCCAACTCAGCTTCTGCGTTCAGACCATGAATTGCCTTGAGGTCTTGAGCAAGCTCAAGTGAGTACTCGGCCTTTAGGGCACGTGACTTTGCAGTAACAGTGACTTTCTCGATCGAGAATGCCATCTGGTTGAAGGCATCATTTGCAGTACCATCAAGGTTTTCTGCATCACCAGTTACCATTCCCTGACCTACATTATAGGCAGTTGAAGTGGCGGTTCCAACTGGGTTGAGTACACTTGGATTGCTACCTGACTGTGTGGTAGTACCCATACCAACGCCTTGATCGGTCATTCCAGCGGTTTCATCGAAACCGTAGTCTTGACCAGAGAATGCAGAATCAGCTTCGTTATAGAATGCTTCAGTTCTTGCACCCTCTTTGTAGTACTGGGAGCGCATCGCAAAGATGAGTCCAGTAGGACCGCTCATTGGCTGAACGCCAGCAACGTCATAAGCGATCAGATTGGGCATCGAACGACGGATCAGAGAGATCAGTACGGGATCGAAACCTGCGGTAGGACCACCAGCAAGACCAGCACCACCACCAAAACCACCGCCAGCACCAGCAGCATTAGCTGACATGGTTGGTGATTCCATCAGGTTGGTAATACCACCTGTGTTAAATGCTGATTCCTCTCTTAGGAATTTTTCTTGGTTTTCTAGCAGGACTGCGGTTACCGCTCTACGATGGGAATCTTTGATTGAATCAAGACCCTCATAGTTGAGGAGAGGTGCCCACTTTTCCTGCAGATGCTCAGAATGGAACATTTGCTTTTACCTTTTTACTAAGTGTTTGTTTTTTTGGGTTTGAATTATATTAAATTCAATTATTTGCGGAATGCTGAAAGAGTCTTCAGATAAGCAGCCATTTGTCCAGAAATTACTTCTGTTGAATTGTCTACACCCTCAGACAGAGTTTCAGTTCTTGCAGATGGAGAAACTACTCTTGAAGGAAAATATGATTCCTTCAAAGTCTCCAGTTTTTCACGATATTCTTCTTCACTTTCAAACTCAACACTTTCGGCAAGTGAAGCGAGCTTGTCTTTCTGAGTGTCTGCAAGACCATCAGCGACCTGTTCAAAGATTCCATCAGCAACCGACTCTGCGAGACGCTTGTTAAGGGAAACGTTTTTCTCAATTTGCTCGTTGAGTTTTGTCTCCATTTCATCAAGTTTTTCTACCATGCTTTCAAGCACATCATATTTATCTTCAGGGATTGATACATAATGATCTTCAAAAAGACCCTTCATTCCTTGAAGGAATGATTCGGTCATTTCGGTCTTAAGACCGTTTTCGATGACGAGTGCATTTTCTTCCATCCACTCGCTAGCGACATACTCAAGGTATGCATCGACACGTTCTGCAAGTTCAGTCTTAATTTCTTCGACTTCTTCTGCAAGAGCAATGGCATATTGCTCTTCAATGGTTTCTTTAATTTCAGAAACCTTGGAACGAAGAGCAGCTTCAAAAATAGTACGTGCCTTTTCTTGGAACTCTTCAGAGAGTTCTTCGCCGGAAAGTAGAGCATTAACATCTTCTTCGATGCTAAACTCTTCTTTCATTTCATCATCATCATCATCATCATCATCTTCTTCTTCTTCGTCACCTTCGTCACCTTCGTTCTCTTCGTCACTTCCTTTCTTTTTACCTTTTTTCTTGCTACCTTCTTCTTCGTCGTCTTCTTCGTGCATAGATTCTAGAAGTTCTTCGTCTTCATCATACTCAAACTCTTCATCTTCCTTAACACCCTTCATTGCTTCAGCAGCCTTGGCACCTTTGTTAACAACATCTTTGACTTGCTTAAGTGTTTGTCCGGGTGTTTTCAGTTTTGCTGAATCATCATCTGGACGATAATTGGTTGGATCTGGTCCACCAAGATCTTCCCAATCACCAGTTTGTCCTGGGGTCACACCAGATAAATGTGGCATCGCATCCGCTGCTTTGGCATTAGCATTAACAGCGGTTCTGGATTGCTTAGTGCCTACTTCCATTTCTTGTAAATCTCCACGAGACATTTGAACTCTCCGTTTAACCTTACGTTATAAACTATATTTATTTATATTTTA